ACCTTCGACCGACTGCTTAGAAGGCAGTTGCTCTATCCATCTGAGCTAGCGAGTCATAAAAGGGTCAACGACCCTGATGAAACTGATTTAAACCTGTACCAGACATCCAATTACCAGGACCAGATTGGAAGTTTTCTGAACCACCACCCAACTCTGGAAGAGGGTCGAGTTGTGTAGTAGTTTTACCTCCGCTGGTAGCAATATTATACATTACTTCGTGGATATTGTCCACTTCTCTTGGTGCTTTATCTTCCGATTCTGGAATGAGTTGGTTTTCTTTTTCCAACTGAGCACGAATTTCTTCTTGTTTTTCGGATAGGACTGGAGTAGGTCCAAACCAAGGATCTTCATCCAAAATTGAAGGGGCAGGAATACCAGTGTAATACTGATCTTCGTAATCCAATCCGTCCTCTTCAAATTCCTTACAATCAACAACCTCTTCGTCGATTGCACATTCTACACCCCAAGTTCCAGATGCTTCGGGCGAAAAGAAAACCTGACTCAGTGTCTCTTTAATTTTTTTAATCATCCCCAAACCAATTTTTTAGTGTAGTCATAGGCATAGATCTCTCTATTGCCTTTGATGCCCCATCCTAACCAATAGTAAGCAGGAACCATGTACTGACGGACAGTTTGTCCATTGCCCTCAAACATAGGTAGGTAGCGTTGGAAGACATTTTCGTTAATCATATAACGAGTTTGTCCTTCCAGGGTGGATGGATCACAACCGTATTTATCGCAGAACTTACCGAGGTTATTGTAGCGTCCTACTGAGGTCCACTGAATAAGACCATAACCACCGCTATGGCAATCCCCGTAAGAAACTCGAGCCCCTCCCTCGCATATGTTGGGAAGGAACTTGCTTTCCTGTTTAATGTTACCCAGGATCGTTGCAAGAGCATTACGATCACTGATTCGGGTGTGTTCTTGGAGTTGTGCGAGGACATACTGTTCGTTAGGTGTGCAATCCTCACACTTCCAAGATGATTCATAAGGAACTACTGGAAGCGGTTGGATCTCAGGTGCCTCCGTTGCATGAGGAATTTGTGGACTAGTGAGACCTACCGCAAGAGCAGCAGAAGCAATCAAAGTCTTAAGCATCAAAGTAGTCTTTCCTGTAATAACGACCGAGGATGTTTGAATTATAGTACGCAGGCGTTCCATTGTCAAGCGCCTCCGTCAGAACGTCGTGAAGAAAAAGCTGTCGCGTTTCTTCATAGTTGACCCTTCCAGGTGTCCTGTGCAATGACAGGATTTCTCTGGAGAAAGATTCTTTCCCAAAGAGTTTGATGTCGTCTTTGAGTTCTGGACATGACCCATAATACCGCTTCCAATCACTCTCTGAAGTGACTCTGCGCTTACCCCCTTTTGGTTTCCTTTTTTGCCAAAAATATTTTCTTCCAATGTAGCG